ATGGAAGGCCGGAAAAGTCAACCTACGGCTATATAAACGGTTGACAAACAATCTAACGCGTGTTACCAAAATTAACGGTTAACCGCCACCTACAGGAGTTTACGGATGGTCGCCATTAATGGCGCGGAGTCGAACCGCGCATCGCTTCGCTATATTGCCGAAGCCTCGTGGGGAACCACGCCCGGTAGTGGCGTGTCCAAGGAGCTTCGCTACACGTCTTCGTCTCTTGTCACTGGCAAGGAAACTAAGACTTCCGACGAAATTCGCGCTGACCGCATGGTCAGCAACATCATTGAAGTCGCGGGCACGTCCAGCGGAGACATCAATACCGAAGTCTCTGCCGGTTCTAACGACGACTTCATGCAGGCATTCTTGCTCGGCGCATGGTCTAAGGCCATGAACTTCCTTCTTGTGAAGGGCGCATCGGTAAGCGTCACGGGCGCTTCTAAGGTTACGCTGTCGGGCGCCGACTGGACCGATTGGCTCGCCGATGGTCAGTGGCTCAAGCTGGAAGGCTTCACGACCGCCGCGAACAATGGCTATGTCTCTATCAACGGCGCGCCCGCCTTCTCTGGTGGCAACACGGTTATCACGGTTGATCAACTTACGCTGGTTGCCGAAGCCGGTACTGCTCACACGAAGGTGATGGACGCGGGTGACGTTCTTGCTGTCAGCACGGCGATCAGCTTTACGGCTGGTAACACGGTTGATGGCGGCGGCGGCAACGCTTTCGGCAGCGTCAAGAAGGGCCAGAAGGTCTTCCTTGAGGGCTTGCAGAAGGGCACCGGCACAGTCACCGTGACGGCAACCGATCCGACTGAGGGCTCCACGATCACCGTCAACGACGGCGTACAGTCTGTCGTGTTTGAAGTTCGTACCGACGCTTCACTTGTCGCGGAAGGTAATGTTCACGTTGCCCTGTCCGGCACCGAAGCTACGATGGCGTCGAACCTCGCCGCAGCGATCATGGGTCAGTTCGTCCAAGAGAACATTCGCGTGTCGGCTGTTGCGGCTGCTGCGGTTGTTACTCTCAAGAACCTGCGCGGCGCTGGCGGCTCTATCGCAACGTCCGACGCGGTGGCGTTCACTGTCGTCACGTTTGCTGGCGGCTCTGCTTCCAAGTCCGGCATCTTCACTGTCGATACGGTTGTTGACAACGACACCTTCACCACGGTCGAGACGCTGACGGCTGACGCTAACGGCGGCGGTCTGACGGTTGTCGTCAAGGGCTCGCATCTGCGCAACCCCGGCGTTCTCAGCGACATCACGAAGCAGTCGTTCTCGATGCAGACCGGCTTCGAAGACGTGACGAAATACTTCAACCGTACCGGCCTGCGCATCGGCTCATTCTCTATGAGCGTCGAGGCGAAGGAACTTGTTACGGCTAACTGGTCGGTGATGGGCGGCAACGTCTCTCACTCGTCCACGGACGTGCTGGGAAATACCGTTGCCTACACGGTTCTAGCCACGACCAACACCGAAGTCTTCAACGCTACGGCGAACGTCGGCTCCATCTATAAGGATGGTTCTGTCCTGTCGTCGGCTATCCGCTCTATCGAGTTGAACGGTGACGCTTCTCTCCGCGAGCAGCCCGCCGTTGGTTCGAAGTTCCCGGCTGGCATCGGCTACGGGCGCTTCATGCTCTCGGGTTCGCTGTCTGCGTACTTCGAAGACTTCTCGTTCTACGACGACTTCATCAACCACACCACGACCTCGTTGCAGTTCAACTTCGAAGACGTGGATCACATCTCGTACTACTACACTGTTCCGGCGATCAAGATCACGAGCGATCCGATTTCTCCGAACGGTATTGATCAGGACGTGATGGAAGACATGGAGTGGGAGGCCCAGCGCGATCCGGTCCTTAACACTCAGTTCATGATCGACCGCTTCTCGTCGGTCTATCCTTCCTCGGTCGCCTAAAGTCTGGCGCGGCACCGAGTGACCCCCGACGCTGTTTCGCTCCTTTCCGGCGTCGGGGGTCTGCTTCTCTGTCAGACATAACTACACTTTACCAGACGAGTGTAACACATGACCAAGACTACCAAAAAGGCTGACGCCTCGTCAGTCGAAGCGAATGACCTCGACACACTTATCCTTGAAGCCGCTGTTGAGACAACCGCCCCCAAGTCGATCTTCGAAGTCTATGAGACGAACCTCGTTGAGGAAGAAGAAGGGCGTTGGTTCAACAACATCATTCCCGGCGCAGATTTCAAACTTCGGCGGTTCACCGCCAAGGCTGTGCAGACTGTTCGGAACAAGTTGCAGCTTGCGTTCAGTAAACACGCCGACAAGAAAACCGGCGAGTATCCTGAGCACATTTCCGTGCGGATTGTGAATGAGCAGATGGGCGCGATCATTGCTGATTGGCGTGGTCCGGCTATTGTTGGTCGCGATGGTGTGCCTCTGGTTTATTCGCCGGATGCTGCGCGGGCGTTGATGGATCAACTGCCAAATCTTCGTACGCAACTGTTGATGATTTCGATGGACATGGCCAACTTCCGCACTGCTGAGCGTCAGGAAATTGAGGGAAACTAAAGGCCACCCTCGATTACTGGCTGCGGAACGGTACCAAGGCTAGAAATCGCGGGTGGCTGGAAGACCTCAAGAAAGAAGGTGTTGCTGTCAAAGCCCTTGATAGCGCACCTGTTCTTATGCCTTCCGCACAGTGGTTATACAATGCTTTCGAAATGCTTTCGTCAAAGCGCCTGTATATCGACGGGCGTCCGCAAGCCGTTCAATTATCGGAAATTCTTGCGTACGCGGATTTCGAGGAAATCCATGATGCAACCATGCGCGATGACCTTCTTTACATGGTCAGCAAATTGGACGCTATCTATTTGGATTTCCACATAAATAGACGCCAACCGCGCAACGCGGGTGGGAAACCTCAACGCCCTAGACGTTAAAGATATTTACTTGTGTCAAGTAAATTAACATGCTAGGGTTAACCCGCTTATCCGTTGGAGTTTCCCACATTGGCCCTTGAACTTCAAATCAGCGCCGGTAACGCCAAAGCCAATCTTGAGGCCGTTACCGCCGCCGCGAAGAACCTAAAAGCCGCGCTTGACGGGATGCCGCAAGCGACGCGGTTCACTAACCTTGTCAAGGCCTTCAACGGCATTACCGGCATTCCGTCTGGTGCCATTTCGTCTATCGATAGCCTTGCGCGAGCCGTCAATCAACTCGGCGCGGCGAAGGACTTGTCTACGCTGGCGCGCGGGCTCAACTCCATCGGTCGCGTTGACATCGCCAAGGTTACGGCGAACGTCAAGGCATTGTCCACGGCTCTTGCCAGCATCCGCATTCCTCCAGGCCTCGCACAGGCTGGCGCGGCGCTCAATAGTTTCGCGGCGGCTGCGCAGAACGCGTCCGCGCAGACGCGTAGCCTCACCGCATCCATGCGCGGGTTCCGGGTTCCGGCAGCGCTTCTCAACAGCGTCAATCAGGTCAATTCGCTGAGTGCGTCCATGACGGCGGCGCGAGCGAGCGCAAGTTCGTTCGGCTCCGGTATGAACTCCCTCAACGGCGTGCTTGCCGGTTTCGGCGTCACGCTTGGTGCTGTCGGGTTCGGGCGGTTTGTCTCAGGCCTCAACGACATTGAAAAGCAGATGGCATCGTTCCGGTCCATCGTTGACGTATCGATGAAGGACGTAGGTGGCTCGGCGGCGTCTCTAGACGTGTTGCGCGCGACTGCGGAACAACTAGGTCTGCCGTTGCGGGAACTTGTCGATACCTATCCTAAGTTTGCCACCGCGATCCGTTTGTCAGGACGGAGCGGCGCGGAAGCCAATCAGATTTTCAAAGACCTGTCCGTTGGTCTTGCTGGTGTTGGCGCGGATGCGATCAAGACCCAGCGTGTGTTCAAGGCTGTTGAACAGATGTTCAACAAAGGCACGGTCACTGCCGAAGAATTGAAACAGCAGTTGGGTGACGCGATCCCCGGCGCTGTGCAGTTGTTTGCTAAGTCGATGGGTATCGGCACCGCAGAGCTTTCTAAGATGATGGAAGCTGGACAAGTCGCTTCCAGCAACGTCGGCAAGTTTGCTGCCTTGTTGGCGCAGGAGATGGGTCCTGCTGCCGAAGCGATGGCGAAGACGTGGATCGGCGCGTCAAACCGTATGGGCAATGCGTGGGCCGAACTACAGATGTCGGTGAGCGGAGGCTTTTTCGACGCCATCACGCCGTCTGTGAATAACCTCGCCAGCGCCGTTCAGAATTTTGTAAGTTCCGGTGCGGCGGCGTCTCTCGGGGCTACTCTTGGTTCAATCGCGGCTATGGCTATAGACCTCGGCGCGGCGATCACCAATTTGTTGTCCGGCCCGTTCGGCGGTATTGCTGCCGTGTTTGGTGGCGCCGTCGTGGCGGCGGGCACGCTCGGCGCTACGTTCAAGACGCTCGGTATGGCTGCGAGTGTGTTGAGCCTGTCGTCTCTCGCTCCGCTCGTCACTTCGCTCGGCAGCGTCGGTATGGCGGTAGCATCTGCCATAGCTTCGTTCGCGATGCTCAATCCTGTTATCACCGCCGTCGCTGTCGCTATTGGCGCGGCTGTCGTTGCCTACAATATGTTCGCTGGCGCAACGTCCACTGCGGCACAGAGCGCTAACCAACTATATGCGGCGGCGCAAGGCATCAATGGCGAAGTCGATACGATGGGTGAGGCGATGTACGCCGCCGCCAACGCTTCGAACGATTGGGGCATCAGCACTACGCAACTTGCGCAGGCGCAGCAGGTTCTTGGGGCTGAGATCGGTGTTATCCAGGGCCTTATTGCCAACTACAATGAGCAGTTGAAGGCTGGCTCACTTACTGCCGAAGAACACGCGCAGAAGATGGAAGAACTCGCCGCCCGCATGGAGAAAGTGCAGGAGGCGATGACCAACGTCGCACGCGGCGCTGAGAAGTATAGTTCAGCAATGTCAGGCGCAAGTAGCGCCACCAGTTCTGCCGCCGACGCGTCTGACAAAGCGTCCAACAGCTATCGCAACATGGACTCAAGCATGAGCAGCGCCACGTCTAAGGCTCGCAGCCTTGAGAGCGCGTTGCAGTCGCTCGCCTCTACGCAGCGTCAGGTTGAGAGCAGCACGACGAGTTTTACGCTTACCAGCGGCGGTGACTACGGTACGAGCATGCCGGAAGCGAAGGGGCCTATCGGCTTCGAAGGAAGTATGTTCGACAGCGGGTCGCTGTTCTCTGGCGGCGGTATCTCACACAAGGGGACCAACAAGAAGTGGCGTAACCTCCCCGCTGCGCTGTGGAAAGGCGCGCCGAAACTTGCCGGTGGTATTGAGAATACGAACCAAATCCTCGGTTCTGGCGGTATCCCTGCCGTACTCCATCCCAACGAAGCCGTCGTACCTCTGACAGGTGGTGGCGCGATCCCTGTTGCTGGCGGTGGTGGTGGTGATATGTCGGCAATCGCCGGTATCATGAGTGCGATGTATACCGTGCAGATTGACACGAAGACGGAAGTCGCGCGTGTCAGGGAAGCTGTGAACGCCAATACGTCTGTTCTCAAGAACAGCATCGACAAAGTGGCCATCGGTATTGCCGCCGTCGTGAATGGCGTTGCTGCGCTCAAGTCGTTCGGCGGTGGCGGTGGTATCTCAGGCGGCGGCACAAGCCGCGGTGGTACCCTCGGACTTGGCGGCTCTGCTGGTGGCAACATCGGCACGGGCGGCGCACTGACTGGCGGTACCGGAGGCTCCGGTACGCTGTTTGAGTTTGCTCAGCAGGCGAAGTCCTTGAGCAACGCTCTTTCGCAGGCCAATGATCGTGCCGAGTCGATCTGGAATAACGCGCCGTACTTCCAGTACGGTACGGGCAACGCCCCACGCATCATGCTCAACCCTGGTGATCGTCAGGCCTACGCCGACGCGCAGAACGCGGCTGGATATGCTGCGTCTGCCTACGAGGATTATCTGTGGTCTAACCCGACGCTCGCCGCCGCCTACTATCGTGAGATGGCGAAGAACGCGCAGACGCCGCAGATGAAGTCGAGCTACGAAACCCGCGCGAAGCAGTTCGCAAGAGGACAGCGTTACGGCGGTACCAATAGTTTCTCTATGGGCTTTGCCACAGGTTCACCGAATGCTTGGAAAGATACACGGGGCGGCTTCTCCGCGACGTTGCATCCTGATGAAGCAGTGATCCCACTTCCTGATGGACGTAGTGTTCCTGTCCAGATGCCAGCAGAAGTGTCGGCGCTCATGGATACGTTGACGCGCGAGTATCGCGGTACGAGCCGTATGGGCGAGTCCATCGTGTCGCGCAGCCGCACGAGCGTGTCAAGCGTTGCGCCGCGTTCGGAAGGCCGCGCGCCGATCACTATTCAAATGAATATCCAGACTCCCGATGCTGCGAGCTTTAGCAAGTCTAAGGCACAGATCATGCAGGAGTTCAAATCCGAGTTTGACCGCATCGGCGCACGTCTTGGCGCAGCCAATAAGCGGGAAGACCCGACGCAGCGTAATAAGAAGGCATAAGGAGCCTCATGCCTCAGTTTATCGGCCCATATTCGTTCAAGCCACAACCTAACCCTACCACTGGCGGTGGCGGGGGAGGCGGGGCTGACTGCTGCAAGGTCAGCCAGATTGCGGCCATGAGCATATCAAAAGCGCTGGGGCTTAGTTCGTCCTGGGCTGGTATGTGTGAGTTGTTCTGCAAACCGCAGCCTTGTGACGGCGCCGCGCTTGTGCCTGTGCCTGTTACGCCACTACCTACGCCTGAGAAACTGACCAACTACGCTAACTCGTCGTACGGTCAGCCGATCCCGCTCGTCTTCGGCGCTGACAAGTTGAAGGGCAACGTCATTTGGGCGAACAGCACGCCCAACTACTACACGATCCAAGATACCGGAGAGCAGGGGCTATACTACAGCGTCAGTTTCGCTCTGGCGATCTGTGAAGGCGAACTTGCGAACGTCCTACGCATCTGGTCGAACAACGTCCTGATCTATGACAACACAGCCGACACAGACGTGAACGGCGTCGTGCAGGCCGATGCTGACGGCAACTTGAAGTCGTTGCAGATCGACATCACCGACCCCGCAGGCCCGTTCGGCAATCTCAGCATCAGCAACAAGGTCACGAAGTTCACGATCTTCAAAGGTACTGAGTCCCAACTTCCTCCGCAGGCGATGATCGACATCGAAGGTGTCGGCACAACACCCGCGTATCGTGGTGTCGCCTACATCTTTGTTGAGAACTACGTGTCGGCTGACAACGCCGTTCCTGATCTGGCTGTCGAAGTGCTGGCGAACACGACCGGCATCACGCCACGTTCGTATTTCCAGTTCCCGTCTCCTATCGAGGAGTTTGATGACGCACAGCCCATCTTCCTGACCTATGATCCCAGTTTCAACACGATCACGGTTCACTCGCGAGACTCGACCGGCACGGGCGCCGGTCTGAATGTCGCGGGCTACACGCTGATCAACAACACGACGTTCGAACAGATTAGACAGTTGCCGGTAGAGCCTAACTTTACCGGCTCATTATCTTTCCGCGCTCGCCAGACGCTCTCGCTATCTAACGGACATTACCTCCAAGGTGCGAGCTTCGGGAACGCGCATACGATCAGCGTCATCAACGCCTATAC